TCTGGCGATGTCTCGTCTGCCTCTGCACCGACTAGCAATACTCGATCTGTCGACGGAGTGAACGCGGTATCATCGACTTTCGAGCTGGTATCCTGTGTCGTAGAGGTGCCGGATACCGATACCGTTCCGTCAACTGTGAGGCTTGCTCCGTTATCGTCGACAGATAGAACGCCTGTCGAATCGTTTGCGACTGTGACACGCAGCGCATCAGCCTGCGTGCCGCCACCACTCACTATTTCCGTTCCGTCCGACTTGCGCAAGTTCACATGCATTGCACGCTGCGATGTGATTCTCATAGATGCTACATTATCTTCTGTCGCTGTCGTGATACTGACTGAATCGAATTGACCGCCAATCGCCACGCACTTTGAAAGTGGATCATTAGTGGCGTGGACAGTGTCGTCTATCAGCTGCAGCGCCGTGGTCTGCGTCTGCTGTTCAGCTAGAGTGCTTGCTCCTGCGGGTAGCGGAAGGCTTGTTGCGGATACTGGCTGAGTAACACCTGAGCCGTCTACCTGCAGCGCTCCAGCAGCGGTAACGTTGGCAACATTGCCGAAGCTAGTTTCATCTCCAACGCAAACTACCTGTCTGTGCACGGTCTTGCCTCCCGCGCCTGTCATAGACTTTGTGTCGATGTTCGCGGTTCCTGTTCCCTCTGTCTGATCCAGTACCGTGACTTCACTGTCTGCCATTACTGGATGTTCCTCCCCTGGAACTTGTTCACGGTCCTTGCGACCTCCCGGCCATCAAGCTGGGTGATCACAGTCACAACGAGCGGGCCGCTCCTGGCACCTGCCTGGACAGGCGCGATGTTCACTGTTTCCGGCCCCCGCTCTCCGGCAAGAAAGAGCGTCGGCTGCGTTACGAGTCCGCTGAAGCCGGTTGCGGCCTTTTTCACTCCTGAAACCGTCTTGTCTTTCGTGGAGCCGCGGCTCACGAGTGACAGGGCCATCAGCGCAGCAGCCGCCTTGTTCGCTGCCTTCACGATCCTGTCGGCATTCTTTTCAGTGTCGGTCCCGAGGTTGTTCAGGCTCTGCGAGACTGCCGCGGATGTCGTCCTCGTGACTTCATTCAGGTTGTTGAAGGCTTCCGTGTGCTGCTGGGCCATATCCGCATTGAGGATTGTCACCTGCGAAGTGTTTGCAGCGATCTCTTGCTGCAGTTTCTCATATTCCGATCCCATGTCCGTCAGGGTCGCAGCGGTGACATCGCCGAGGCTCTGCGTCTCCTCTTCGGCCTGCGGGAATATCGTGTTGGCTATGCCTGCCAGCGTGTCGAGCAGTGGGCGCAGGATTGGGATTGCGTCGCCGATCGCCTTGCCCATGGAGTTGATCGCATCTCTGACGCCAAAGGCGTTGGTCGCGAACAGCCCGAGGAACGTCGTCACTCCAAGGATGATCAGGCCCACGGGCCCCATGGCCAAGTGGAGCAGCTTTGTGGCCAGCGCCAGGCCTTTCGTGGCGAGGGCCGAGGCGCCAACTGCTATCTTGTGCCCGATGGCTCCAATCGTGGCGCCCTTGAACGCAAGTCCCGACGCGGCTGTTTCGGCGTTGGTGATTTTCGTTATTATCCCAAGCGCCTGCAGGCCGCCGGACAATCCAGTTACGGCGCCCATGACTGAAGGCACGACGGACAGAGCGAAGCCGAGCTGCGCCTGGGACATGTCTCCCTGCGCGATCGCCAGTGCCCGGGTGTCGTTGTCGAGTTTCTGCTGCGCCGCGCTCAGCTTCAGCACCGCCGATTCATACTCTGGCCCTGAAGTGATGCCGTCTTGCACGAGCTTGTTCAGGCTCTCCTGGGCCCTGATCACGCCCGCATTAGAGGAAGTGAGAGTCTTTTCCGCCCTGTCGACGCGCAGCTGCGCTTTCTCCAGGTTGTCGAACTGGAACCAGAGCGAACTAATGGAACTGGCGGCGAGGGAGAACTGCTGGGCAGCGCCGATGTAGTCCCGGGTGAGGCTCTGCGTCTTGTCAGACGCGGTCTCCGTCTTGTCGGTCAGCTTGTCCATGCTCGCGCCTGCAGAGTCCATCTTGGACTTGAGCTCCTCGTCGCCGTCCACGCCAATGTGGACCTTGATCTGCATTTCAGAGGACAAATTCAGGAGTGGTTCCGCTGATGTTCACAAGAGAACTATACCCTGTTGCGGCTGACCGCGCTGCTGATCGCGTCTTTGCCCATGCTGATCAAAAGCTTGGGGAATGCGCGCTTTGTCTCCTCGAATGCAGGGCGCCAGTGGGGCCTCGGCTCCATGCGCGATGTGCCGAACTCGACGTAGACCTGGTACGGCACGTCGTTGAACAGGATCACGTTGTAGTCGTCAAGCCTTGAGATTTGGTGGCCCCTGAGCAGCGTGCCTGTCCTGACGGGCGTGCGGGCCCTGACGAGGCGCAGCATGGCCTCCCCTATTTTTTCCAGAGCTTCAGGGGGTATTTCATCTGCGAGCTCTCTTGACACTTCCGCGATGGCTTTCTGAGCTTCCTTGACGCCCGTGATGATTATGGTCACCTCACTTTGGCCCCCTCTGCATTATTCCACTTGTTCATGGCTTCCGCCTTGAACCTCTGCTGGGCCAGGAGATAGGCGAGGTCTTCCCTGTAGACATCGCCCTGCAATTCCGTCAGCGTCACGCCGCCAATTTCGGTGAGCATCAGGAAGAGGTCGTGGTACTGCTGCGCGAGCGGGTGCAACCTGGCCTTGCCTACCCAGAATAGCCTGTGGAGCTGCTCGATGAGAAAGGGGCGCCATATGTGGTCCTGAAGCTGCAGGCATCGAGAGCCAGCTTCAGCTCTTCCCATCCTGAGTCATAAAACTCTGCCTCGGTCATGGACAGATAATACTTTGCAGCCTCGAGGTAGAGGGCAGTGAGCAGCACGCGGGCCTTGTGCATGTCCTTCTCTGAATTGAATTGGGCCCGCAATTCCTCAAGCTTGTCGAACTCCCTGACCGTTATTTTTCTGCGCCTGTACTCCTTGCCATTGATCGAATACATGTCCTTGTTGGCCTCGAGCGAAATGCGCCTGATGTGGTCGTCTGTCAGTTTTTTGAAGTAGGCCTCTGTTTCGGATGACACTTTTAGCTCACCGATATGGCCGCTGCTTCGAACTTGAAGGCGTCGCGGAGCGCTTCGGTCGCAGTGGCTGGCCTTGAAGTGGTGTATCCTATCAGCACCATGTCGGTGAACGTGGCAGTGCTAGTCGCCGCCTTCAGTATATACGAAGCCGCCCGCGCCGTCAGGCCCTTGGCATCTGCCATCAGGACTGTGTCCTTGCGGAGCACGTCGAATTCGCCCGTGATGGTCCTGATGGTCGGGACGAGGAACTTGATCAGCGTCTCGCCGTTGGGCCGGATCGGATCAAGGGCACGATTTACGGTGAACTTGAAACTGTCAACGTCATAGTTCAGGGAATTGTGGGTGAAGGGGTCGGACCCGCTGTCAGGGCCTACCCATGGCGCGCCAGAGTTTGGCCCTGCAAAAGTGGGTGTCGTCAGGCCATGCGACGTCGCAGGTGTCGTGATCTCTTTGCAGATGAAGTTCTGGGTCACCATCACGGCCTCGTTGTCGATCTCGACTGTGACTTCGTCGCACCTGGCGCCCTTGTAGAAAGTGTAATTCTCAACGTCATTGATATCTTCGGAATACAGGAAGGATAATGACTGGTCGATGGTCCCGACCCCGCCTCCCTGCGCGTTGGTGCCCCGCTTGATCAGATCGGAGGATATGGGCTGGTACTTTGCCTCAAAGGAGTGGAGCTGGCCGTTCTTCAGGAATTTGTAGACGTCTTCGAGTCCAAGGGAGCGGTAGCGCTTCATCGCAATCTCGGTGTTTTCAGACACGCTTTCAATCTCGCCTGCAGTGGTGAATACAGGGCTCGCCACAGGCGTCACACCAAATGTCGCCTCGACAACGTACTGCAGCTTTTTCGTCTGTGTCCAATGTCCAGTCGGGGCATAGCTCATATGTTGTCACTGCTGTAGCTTGCTTGAAAAAAGGAACTAGTTAGGAGGTGTCCGTTTTCCAGTACCAGCATTCGACCTGACCAGCGCGGTGGTAATAGCTTGCACTCGCTGTATCATCCGGGTCGTCTGCGTTCTGCCACGCTAGGAGTGTGATCGGCTTGACGCCCTGGCCCAAAGCCAGCCTGTTCTGAGTCACAATCCTGTCGATTTCCTGAAGCATCTTGCGAAGGTGGTCCGGCTCTGTCGTCGTGGTCCTTCTCGCAAAGACGTGCACATCGACAACGGTCTTGAACTCATGCAGTTTCCAGCCGTTCGCTGCGACTTCCTTCAGGGTTGATAAATGCAGGCAGTGAATTTCGAAATTGTTCCGGACACCTGTGCCTCCCCAGCCAAGGCCGAAGCGGACCTTGTTGGCTGCAGCCTTCTCCGGGTCTGTGTCCTTTGCCGGTGACGAGAGCGACCACTGCGCGAACAAGAGATCACGGAGCAGTGCTTCGAGAGTCTTGCTGAGATCGGAAAAAGGCGTCGAGCCCGAAATGCCGTAGGTCGACATCGTTTACTTGTGAACCTGCGCCAGCGCAGTTGATGCGCCTGCCCCGAGCAACGCGTTGCCGATAAAGAGCGCGACGAGCCCCTCTGCTGCCTGCTCCGGCAGCGTGACAAAATTGATCACTCCCAGCGCGGCAAGGCTACCGCTTGTGAGGCCTGCGACGAATTTCCTCCATGAAAAGTGCTCTGTATCTGGAGCCTGATACCATGCCCTCACCGAGTTGAGCGCGGCTCCTAGCAGTGCGCCAGAGACGGCAATGATGGCGACTGTCTCTGTTACCATGGCAGCCACAGAGTTTCAATAGGCAAAGAGAATTACTCTCTATCGCGTCTCAGCTCGGCCCTGAGGGTGTTGAGCGCGCCTTCCAGCCGCTCCATTTTCAGTTGCAGACTCTGTACCTTTTCCTCCAGCCGCTGGATTTCGTCCTGCGCGCGCTGCATTTCCCGGTCGTAAAAGATCGGCATTTCTTTTATGATTTCAGTATGGGATTTGTGCATGTTTGTTGGCGGCGGTTCTTTCGGCTTTAGCACCCGCAGTTTCCCTATCGCCATGAGAAAGCCTGTCAGCGCTATTATCACTGGGATGAGATAGTTGGTGACGAAGGTGCCGACGATTTCCGCTGACATGAGCTAATGCAATCGCCTTGCCAGTGAGCTGAATCGAATCGCCATCAGAGTCAATATCACCAGGTTGCTGATGCCGATCGCTTGCGTGATCAATATGGCCCCGAGGTTTGGCAGCGCTGCCGAGCTCAGCTGCGGGTTTGGATTTGTCAGGCTTCTCGCGATGGCGTCGAGATCGAGCTGCATAGCCTGATAGACCACGGCTCCAAGGATTACCAGGATGATGCCCAGCATCCGGTCATTGACGGTAAAGTCGAATTTCATCTATTTTTCCAGATCAGTTCGAGTTCGATCGAAAGTGTCATCCAGGCCAGCCACAGGGAATACCATAGCTGCCGGATACTGCTGATGGCATTCAAGTAGTCGCAGCCACCGCATGGAGACAATGCGGATCACGGCTCTCCGTCTAGCACTGCTGCCTCGGCGTAGGACGGTCCGATCTTGGTGATGATGATGTTCCTGCGTTCGCCGACCTTGGTCTCTGGCACAAAAATGACCAGGCCGTGGATTCTCGCAATGCCAGCCCCCCGCCTGCTCAACTCGGTGATTGGAACGTCGTGGAATACCTGCGAGATGTGGACAGGCTTTGGCTCAAAGCGCAATTCTTGCAGTTTTTCGCGCTTGCGCGAAAAAAGGAATTACTACACGTTGGCGGAATAGATCTCGCTGTCTGACTCGAGCCGGATGATGTACGCATCTATCGTGGACTTCGCAAGCGCGTGGTAATTGTCTCCCTGGTCCTTGTTGCCTATCTTGAAAAAGCAGAGCGCGGTGGCGAGGTTGGAGGCGGCATCCTTGATGTGCTGGGCCGCGGCGACGCCTCCTATCTGGCCGTTGGCGACATCGACTGCTGGCAGGGCCTGCAGCTTGCCGTACTTGTTTGCCTGAATGTACAGCCAGTCCGAGATTTTCTGGTCAGCCTCGGCGCCCTTGGCATTGATCAGGGTGTTCTGACTTGTGTCGGTGCTATCCCCCAAGAAATTTTCTCTGACGCGGTCGGCTTCGAAAAATGGCATTACTTATCGACTTTCTTCACTTTTGTGGCTGTTGCCGCCTTTTTCGGCCTGCCTCTGCTTTCAAAGCAGCCTCTGCAGAAGAGTTTTTCGCCATCAGCGGAGTACTCGCGTGAAACAATCAGGGCGTCCGTTGCGCCGCATTCAGTGCATGCCAATTCCACTCACTAGGCTGACGTGGACACCCTGGTGGTGCTCTTTTCATCGAGCATCGCCGACTTGATCCTCTGCGTTGGAGTCACGAATATCTGCTGGAGCTCGTTGCGGCGGTCTGCTTCATACATCAGTTCGCGCTGCACTCCCAGGCCCATGCTCTGCCCTGGAGTGACAACGAGCGAACGCTTTGAAGTCGAGTCGCCCCCTGCCGCTGCCTTTGAAATGACGATCCTCATGCCGATGAGTTGCTCGAGCACTCCGGTCAGCGCTATCTGCGGCATGCCCTGCTGTATGAGCTTATCGATGCCTGCGCTGATCAGGAGGTCATAATAGGCCTTGGGGTTCGTGATGAACACCTGCCCGCCCGGCACGTCGCCCTGGTTGTCTATCAGCCGACGGGCAGCCGCGACGCCGGTTATAGTCAGCGTGTTGGTCGTGCCAAAAGTCGTGTCCGCGGTGATAGCAACGCCAGTGTTTCCGTTCACCCAGTTCGTGGGCGAGCTTATGCTCGTGCCCACTGACATTATGTCGGCACTCTCGTCATCGATTGCTGCGAGCAAACCCCGGCCGTTTATATATTCGAGTATGTCCGCAGGCGCAGACTCGGTACTTGAGTAGTTCACCTTGACGAGCACTCCTCTTGTCGCCGGAGTGGCGGTCACCTGCGTCAGGGTGACCGTGGTGTCCGAAGGCGCGGTACCTTCTGTTATGGCGGCAAAGTCAAATGAATCGCCGGTAAAGAACGTGAACCTGTCAGCATCTTTTATCTGCTTGACGACTGTGAACTGTCTCAGGGGGACCCTGAACCTCCCCCCCGGCACTGCGATTATCTGCCTGTCGTAGTTGATCGGGGCTGTCATGGTGACAGCCTCCATCTTTTTCTCGCCGGGCTGCTTCCACCCAAACTCCTGCATGAACTGCTCTTTGTCGAGCTTCCAACTCACATAATTGGTCTCTCTGGCCATCAGCGCGTGGATCCTGCCAGCTATCTGATCGAAACTTTCCCGCTTCATGCCCCCCTGGCGCGAGTCGTCGACCATGCTCGACGGCGTAAGTACTTCCGATTTTGGCGCAAAGCGCTCGATCAGCTGCTCTATTGGCGTCTTGACAATATTGCCCAGCTCCTTCGCGAGGGCCTCCATCTTCTTTTGCTCCGCATTCTTCAGCTCGTGGAACTGCTCTGCAGTGAAAGTGACTAGCCTGTCTTCGAGGACGCCCGGCACTTTTGTTTTATCTTCCGTCCCTGCGCTTGCAGGGGCAGCGGCTGCGGCAGGTGAGGTTGCAGACATTGTATTGTTGAAACCTTCGGTCATGACAGTAAGAGAATTACCTGATATCAATGCGTGGGCTTCAGTCCACGAAAGGTTCTCCAGGGATTCGCCGCATTCGGAATAGCAGACTGCAATGGCCTGATCGTCTATTTCGTGGCCCGCGCCGTGTTTGCGCATTAGGCAATTCTGGACACAGGGGCTGGCTTCTTGCAACGACGGGAATTTCGCGGACAGCGCCTCCATCGCGCATTGCTTTACTGGAAAACTCTCCCGGATGTTGACCGTCGTCTCCGGGATGCCTGGCTCCGGCACTATGCTGGCCTCGACGAAGCTGAGGCCCCTTGGCACCGCGTAGCACCTGCTGGATCCGCAGATATGGTCTTCGTGGTCGAAGAACGCCCCGAGCGAAGTGTGCAGCGGGATGTCCGGCAGTTCTCTGTCGACGTCGGCTTCGTACTTCAGCTGCATCAGCGTCGGGTCCCAGGAAAGTTTCATGGTGCCGATGACCAGCGCGGGATCCACACTCGCCGACCTGTCTTCCGGCGTGCCTTCGTGGTTCCACAGCACCGGAATTATCCTGCCATCGGCTTTCGCGAGCTCTTCAGGAAGGTATAGGTTGCCGTTCCTGCTTATCCTCGGGATCGCAAGGATGCCGTCCAGCCTTTTCTCCTTTTTCCTCGCTACGAATTCAATGACGACTGATGGCCTCTTCAATGCTCGGGCAATGGAGGAGAATCAAGTAGAGAATTATCCGTGAGCTCCGCCAGCTCCTGGATGTTCAATATTGAAGAGGGCCTGTGCTCGTCTGTGTCGATATATTCGTACCAGCATCTGCAGCGCGGGTGAAGCGGGATTGTTGGCTTTTCAGGGTCCTCGGAGTCGTAGACCTCTGCATTGTGTGGCTCACATATCTGGCACACCCTCGCGTCTTCCTCCGTCTGAAAGCGCACGTCTCCGGATATCAGGAAATGCGCGTCATCTTCGGCTGGAAGCAGCGGCACTATCGGCGCGCCCTGGATGCGCTTGCCGAGCTGGCTGAGCCTAGGCACCACAATATGCCGCACTCTGGCAATTATGCCGCTGATCATGTCGCCGAGGAGCCCCTCCTGCTTTGGCTCTCCTGTTACGGTGAAGCTTGCCGTGGCGATTGGGGAAAAGTCGATGTGGTTGCTTATGTGCAGCACGTACTGTCCATAGTCGAATTCCGCCGTCGCGATGTCGATCACAAAGCCTGCCCTGTCACGGGCCATCACCATGGTCCTGTAGACGATTATCCCGTCGGCGTCCTGGATTCGCATGTAGATTGTGCCGACTTTCATCGGCTTTTTAGTCTGGTCCAGAAATACGCACTGGACCTGCAGCAGCCTGCCGCGCTTGACCATTTTAGGGACTGCTACCGCCCGTATCTCAGGCCGTATCTCTGTCAAAGCGCGTCACTTCGAACCGGCTGCCCCGCTGCTGCATCGCCTGCACTGCGTCCCGGTGCTTGCTGTAAGTCGCGTCATCGAGCCTCCAACCTACCGACTGGAGGATCTTGCGCCCTTCCTCCGGCGAGAGCAATCCCGCAGTCTTGGCCTGCATCATCTGCGCAAAGTCGAACTCGAACGAGTCCTGCTTGCCCCACTTGAATTCAACGTTCCGCCCAGTCTCAACGACTTTCGGAATTATCATTGTGTTCATCACGGAGCGGATCTTTTCTGCGATATAGAGGACCTTGGCATCGTCCTTCTTGTTCGCCTCCCTTGCGTCGGCCATCGCGGAGGGCTGCGTGATCAGCCTGTTCGAACTCGACTGCAGCCCCGCGTCGATGTCGGCATTCAGGTCAGGCACCGTCGCATTGAGCAGGTTCCCCCTTGCATCAATTGTTTCGCTGGCGATTTCTACCTTCTTGCTCAGGATCCGCCTGTCTCCGGCTTCAAGGGACTTGAGCTCCTCGACCTGCTTGTCGAATTGCGGCTTGCCCAAGCTCTCAAAGAACCAGATGGTGACGGGCGACCCGTAGCGCTCGAGTATCCTGTATAATAATTGCACTTTGCGGCGGTAGATCTCGAGCTGCGGCAGCGACGCCTTGCGCGAATTGTACATGAAAGATGTCATCAGCGAATGGAAGATGCCGATGCCCCAGGCCTCGCGGTTGATTTCGATGAACTTTGTATGGATGAATTTGTCCGCCTGCAGCTCGATTTCCCTGCCGTTTACGGACTGGAAAAACTGCTCTGCCATACCGTAGGCGTTGCGCTTCATGCCCATTATCGAGCCGATCTGCACGGGCTGCCAGTCAGATATCCCAAGGACATTGTTGCCGCACACGAGCCAGTCACGCACCATGTATTCCAGAATGCGCGTTAGGTTGAATTTTTCCTCCCATGCCTCCAGCTGCTTGACGGCAGTCTCGGGGCCTTCAAAGTACCAGTCACGCGAGAGGATTTCGGCGACGTATGTCTCGACGGAGTTCTGGACCTTACCGACAGTCCGGTAGTACTCGAGTGCCGTCTTGAACTCCACCTCGGGCCTCACGTACTGCTGGAATATTGAATAGTCTGATACCTGCGAGCTGTTTTTCGCAGATGCTTCGCTCAGCGTCGCCGAATACAGTTCATTTGTCCGGCTCCAGGGCCATCTCATTTCACAGTATCGCGCTGCCTGAGGTGCAAGAGAACTATGGCGTCCTGCTCCCGGGCGGGCTCAGAGTGATAATCACTCTGCGCCGTTCAGTTGATATTCTCTGGCCTGACTTTTCAAGCTGGACTTCCAGATAGTGGGGGCCCGTGGCTGACGGGTGTTTGGTGGGCGTGAAAGCAAAAGAGCCGACGCCGGAGCTGTTGACCTGCGCTGTTTGGATTTCGTCAATGACTTCACCGCCCACTTCGTTGAAGAGCCTGGCGTACGCGGTGTACGTCGAGCCGTCAAATGGCGTGTCATCCTCGGTGTAGATCTTGAAGTTGACCGTTCTGCCGTAGTCGAACGCCGGGAAGGCATAGCCCTCCGTCAGGAGCAGTTTCAGCATAGGCCATGCTCAGATCCATGCGAAAAGAGAACTAGATGCTTGCGATGTATAGGTCCCCGTGGCCAAAGTGCGAGAGCGCCATCATAAAAGCATCGCCCAGATCAAACGTCAATTTCTTTTTGTTCGGGTGGCCCTTTGCGTCAAACTCTACAGCGCGGAGCTGGTACGTGAGGTCAGAAAAAGCAGTGTGGATTTTCACTTTCTGCTCCTTGACCGCCTGCACTGCCACAAACGTCATAGTGGACAGTTCCTTCTGGAAATTGACCGGCTGTGAGTCGATTCCCCTGTCAGACAGATCCGATATCAGGCCAGGGTGCGCGCTGTCCACCAGGACCATCCTGCCGTAGCCTTGTGCGATCTTTAATACCTCTTCTAGCATCGCGCTAGGCGAGGGCCTTTCGTACTGGCGCCCCTCCTTAACATAGAGGATTCCGTCCAGTTGCTCGATGCCCACGATTGCAAACTTGCTCGAGCCGTAGCCGGGATCCACCGCAAGGATTTTCTGGCCTTCCTTAAGCGCCAGGTCGTAGTTGCCGGTGCAGGCGTCGACAAGTTGGTATGGAAAGATGTTGCCGACGCCATAGCCGTATTTCAGGTCGTACTCTCGTTCGAATGAGGGCGATCTCTTTGCCTGCTCAATCTCTTCGTCGGAATAGATCTTCCCAAGTCCCTTCGTATAATCCAACGCCAAGCGGTGATAGAGGCACTGCTTCTCCTTTTCTATCTGCTCGTACAGGCCTCCCGGTAGGTTTGGGGTCGAGACCATAATGATGTGTGGATTACTCTTCGCTATGTAGCGCTCGCTGACATCACGGGCGTCCTTCTGCTCTCCCGGCGGGAAAAAGTCGGCCTCGTCGAGCAGGATGATCGTCACATCCGTCAGGCCCCGCATCGCGTCCAGGTGGTGCGAGGGGAACGCTTCGACGCTGCAGCCGTTGATTTCAGCGACCGTCTCCTTGCTCTCGAATTGCCTGTCGTGGAATAGCCTTTTCACCCGCGCTATCAGAGTGATCGACAGCTCTATCCTTGGACCGGTCACGATGCATATCTTCTTGCCGCGGTAGCTGCCGTCCCGCGTGCACAGCCAGCCTATCCAGCGCAGCAGCAGTTCCGTGATGCCCGCCCTGTTGCCTTCTTGATCCAGACGTGCTTGTGAGCCGACAGCGCGTCAAGGACCTCCCACTCGTAGTCGTAGATGGGATGCTTCAGCCCGTTCTTGCGCGGCAGCCCGATTCGCTTGTTGAATTCCAGAAACGAGAGGCCCTCAAACGTGCTCCAGTACTCGTCATCCCCCATGAGTAGCTCTTCTATGTCCTTGAGCCCGATCTCAGAATCAAGGCTGGTGTGCAACTGCGATGTTTTGCTCCTGGTCTTTCAGGCGCCTATAGTCCACCATGACCCTTGCGAGCTCCTTGCTCACCGGTCCCTTCTCTGCCAGTTTGATCAGGGCAAGCGAGGAGGATCCTGCCAGCTTGAGCCACTCCGAGCTCCCCTCCCGGATGACAATCTTTGTCATCCGGCCCTCAGGGCCATCGCTTTCCTGCAGCTCGCGCTCGCCGTTCTCATAGCGCCGCCATGCTTCACGCCTGATCATTTCAAGATTCTCGACGGCCTGCATGAAGAGCGAGCCGAATTTTGGAAGGAATGCCAAGGCTATGTATTCGCCTGAGTGCTCGTGGATGAAGTCGATGTCATGGTAGACCATGTGCAATGTCAGGCCGGGGTAGCTCGGCAGCAGCTCGGCCCTGATTTCGTCTGCCCTCTTTCCCCTTGCGAGCAGATACGCAATGTCTTCCCGCCTCAGCAGTATCTCCGTGGCAAGGCTGCGATCGGACATTTGCTCATCTTAGAAGCGATATTGGTAATAAAAGACTCGCCAGGAATTATTTTTCTATCTCCACGGCCGCGTGCCTTGCTTCATCGCTTGTTTGCTTTGGAACTCTAGCTGCACCGTCTATTGTGAGATAGCCCGCCTTCTCTACAGCATTCAAGCTTTCCGGGGCTTGTTCCAATCTGCTAGTATATATAAGGGTGCATGGCCAGCAGTCAGAAAACACCTGATCTGTCCATGGGGACGCCTCGCAGCAGCGGGAGCTTTTCAAGCGTCCGGGGGAATTCGCTGTCGCACCCGAAACACCAGAGCGTCGCTGTCTTCGTCCTGTGCAGCGTCACTCTCCAGCTCCTGCATTTCAGGTTCGTGCACTGCACGCCAACGTAGCCGCAGGCAGCTGCTTCGTCCTGGTTTTTCGGGTCGAACCTGATATGGCATTTCCTGCCCATCCCCGCAAGGATCTTGCTCGCCTGCTTTGTTGTCGGGGCCGCAAGCTCCTTTATTCTTGCTACGTAGAGTTTTGCTGCGAGCTGGATGCTGCCTTTCCCGAGGCCCTGCACGAGAAGATATTGTGTTTGCGTGGTGACCGTCTGGCGCCCGTCTATGTCCTCGCTCGCCATCTCGGCCGCCTTGCGCAGCAGGTATTTTTCTTCAGACCAGGTTGGGTCCTTGGCCATCTCCGATTCGAAATGCTGAGACTTCAGCTTGTCCAGGAAATGGCTCCACCAGTCCATATGAGCCCGCGCGATGTCGATCATCTCTGCATTTTCTTTTTCGCAACCTGAAGGCGCATCTGCAGTACGGCCTTTTAGGGCGGCTGCGTCGCTGCTCCGGGTCCAGCCGTTTTCCTTCATGACATCCCAGAAATAGCCTGAGTGCCATTCACCGTTTGGATCGTCAGGAAACATGGCAGATGTGATGCGCCTGTGAAGTTCTCCAGCGATCTCTGGCTTCAAAAACTGCTGTGTCATCTCGAGCTCACTTGCTGCCTTCTCGTAGAGCTCCCTGCGATAGGCGGTGTTTTCGGACTCGCGGATGTCCCTGATGATGCAGGCTATCAAGTACGCGCATTCCTGATCGTGCGAGTGGTCAGCTGTTTGCATTTGCCAAGCAGCGGAACTATTTTTCACTCCTGCGCAGGAGTGAAGCTCCCTGCGGCTGTCCCGCCATCCCGGAACTAAAAGAACTATGCTCTGATATAATTAGATTCAGAGCCTCTTGACGCCCGCCAGACGCCGCTCCCGCCTAGCGGCACTCATGTTCCGCGAGCGGGTGCGCAGCCTCGCGCCGCAGTCGATGCAGATCAGGATGTCCTTTGAGAAGCGCAGCTTGCAGCCGAGGCAATAGTTGAACCGGTGATAATCGTAGGGCGTTATGAATCTCCCCAGTTGTCGGCCACGTCAGAGGCAGCGACGAGCCCGCCAATGATCATCGCAACGCCTGCAATCACCGCGCCCCAGCCCTCCACAGAGCTGGCGATGACCGCGGTGCCAGCGGCTGCGCTGCCATACCCAATGAGCCGGGACAATACCATTCTCAGGCCATCATCGCCTTGCTTTCCTCCGATCGCAATTGCGCAGATGGCGCGACAGCTGAAACGCCCACACGCGTTTCTTCAGCAGTAGGAGTCTTCGACATGCGAGGCAGTGCGCGGCATATTGCGAGTATGAGGTCATGGCAGTACCTCCTGTTTCGCATCTGTCTTCAGCTTCATGACGATCCAAAAGCCGTGAGATGTCTCTGCGTGTGATTTCCAGGTCTTGGCGCCTCCAGCTAGGTAGACGAAAGTCGCATAGAGTTTGAAATTCGTCAGGTTTTGCACGCAGTGTATGTGATTTGCGATCTGATAGCCATCGTTCATGGTATCCATTACTTTGACGAAGAGTAAGCCGTCTTTCTTCAGGCACTGCAATGATGCACGGTTGAGGCCCTTGACCCGATCGATGAATTCCCGCTCATCCTTGTTCCCCGTGAATCTGGCCAGATGGCCACTCCTGCCCCAGGACTTCTTGCCCTGATATAGCGTAGGTATGAAAAGACTGGAATTATTGTTTTGATTTTCTATCTGCTTTCGCTTATCGTCCGAGTAATCGAAAGCAGAGTGTCCGTAGAGATACGGCGGGTCAAACACTCCGGCATCATGCATGCCGAGATCGGAGTAGTCGCTTTGCAGCAGATCCTTTTCTACTACATCTGCGGCAGTCGGCACTGCGTCAGTTTTTGTCAGTTTGAACCTGTATGGATAGTCAGTCTTCCACATGCTACCCGTCCCAAAAGTGAAGTCAATTATCCTGATGCCTTCAGCATCCAATCCATAGTTCAGCACCAGATCTCGCAGGTTCTGGGAGTGTCCCTGCGCGATGATTGTCCTCATGCCTTGCTCCTATATCTCCTCTGCGCCTCGCCGCGCCTGGGCCAGCGCCTCACCATCTGTCCGCAGTGCGTGCAGCGCACGCTCGACTTTGGGATGGCGATATCACAGCTGGAACAGTAGTTGCTTTTCGAATAGTCTATTCTGCTCACGCCGACACCTCTATCGGAATCTGTGTTATCGCCTGCCTGCCGATGTATTCTGTGTACGCTGGAGGTATAGCCTGCGTGAGCTCGTATTTCTGCATCCAGTCAATGCCCATCGCCTTTTGCCACTCATCGAGGCGATTCGAGTGAGAATGGTATCCATGACCTACGACAGTGATGTAGTATGATTTACCTCCGAGTGGTGGCTTGTGGACTTCGTGTTTTGGCTGAAGCACAGTGAGGCCGTGGATCTCAAAGATGCGATGGCGGATTACCCTCAGGCCGAACATCTCGCCGCATAGGACGAGATCCTTTCTCATCGGCGCGCCCAGCACGTTTTCAATTATGAACGGCTTGCCGGTCGCCAGCAGTTTTTTCCGCAGCGGTGTGAGCAAGTCAGGGTATTCCTTGCCCTGGTTCCGATACTTTGTCGTGGAAACCGAGAATAGCTGGCAGGGCGGCGAAGCATGAAAGACGCTAGCTTGTGGGAAATGTTTATTCAAATCATCAATTTCAAATAGATCGAGAAACGGCAGGTGATCGAACGGATAGCGCTTTTGCTCCTTCAGGTCAATTCCGATACAGTCAAAGCCTGCCCGGTGATAGCCCATCGAGGCGCCTCCCGCTCCGCAGCAGAGATCGACAAGTACAGGCCTGCTCACTTCTTTTTCCTCCTTGCAACAAGGATTGGAGCTTTGTTTCGATCCTCGAGTATCGCCAGAATCATGGCTTTCTTGCGGCGGATTTCCTGCGTGCAATTTTCATCGCGGCTCCGGTCGAGCCCATCCTGCCTTGCTTTCTCCAGGAGTTGGAGCTCCATCCAGACGCTCAGGTCTATGCTGCCGAATCCCTGCCGCTGCAGCTCGAGCTGGCGGTAGTGTTCCAGGACATCGATCGGGTGCTGGCCGAATGCATTGAAGCAGCCGTAGATCCGGGTGCTGCAAAAGCTGCGGCTGTTTGCGTCTGGACGGCCGGTCATTCTCCGGCTTGCTCCTTTTTTTCATGAATCCGCCGGAAGGTCCGCGAGACTGCTTCCGGACTCGGCGTTCTGCCAGGATAGAACAGTTCTGGAAACGCGCGCCTTGCGAATTCAAAGACCTGCCTCCACTGCGGATCAGTTTCGGATAGCGTTAGAACATATCGCCGGAATTCGCGCTCGTCATTTTTGGGTATTATTTCCGGGAATCTGGCCTCCAGCATCCTGGCACAGTCCATTCGCTCCTCTTCGCTCATCTGTCGGAACGTTTTCGGCCTTGAATTGATGGGCCGCTTCTGGTGGCCGGAGATCGAGTAAAACGCCATTACGCGTTGATTGGCACCTCCTTTTTGTGCCAGACTTGCAGCCGCTCGAGGTCGGTGGCTGCCCCGACCTGGTTGGCGGTGGTGAAGCGACTCATAGCGTTGTTTGGCCCTCGAGCTTCATAAGCCTCTCTTCAATGTCATCAAGCCGCTTCAATATGGCTGTCTGGGAGAGCTTCCATGCCGCGTCCTGGTCTTGCTTGAAAGATTGCTTCTGGCCTTTGAACTGCTGCCTCTTGGGGCAGTGGTGCGGCTCGTCAGTCTCTGAGTCGATGGGAATCTTTTTGCCGCTGTCGCTGACATGGCCTTCATCGAAATAGATGTCCTGGCCGCAGCGGTAGCACTGGATCGGTTTGCTGTGACTCAACGCAAGTCCTCCTTGAGCGGCATCATCTTGTCTGCCTTCGTCATTTCCCAGAACGGCTTCTCGGGCACCCATGTCGTTTTTCCCTTGACACCTTGTGCGCAAAAGAACGTGAAGCAATCACCGCAGTACATTTGTTTCACGTTACGGCCCCACTTTAAAGGCCGAGGGTGTTTGCATACAAAACCCATCTTTTCATACATTGCGTACCTAAGAAGGTCGAATTTCAGTTTTGCGACTGAGATGTCTTTTTCATGCGCCTTCGTCAACAAAGCCACGTACATTGCCCTCGGTATAAATCCAATCTTCAAAAAGAATGGCCTCCCGCAATGTTTATTTCCTCGTGTACGGTATCTCCTACCAATCTCCTGTTCTCCTTTTGAGGAGCAGCGCTGGCGCGCTGTCATCCTCCTTCTTTCCATGAACACACTGCTATAAAAAATTGCCCCCGTCAAGTTACCAGAACTCCCCGGCTTGCCAGAAAGGCAAGCGTACCATAGTACTAGTACTAGTACTAGTACTATAGTGTACAAGCGTAAAACATGAATTTTATGATTAATGAAAAAAAATATGATTTCATATATATTGTGCAGGTGAAATTGAGGCATCATTCCTTCTCCACTACCTCATGAATCGTGTGTATCTCCACCCTGTCCAAATCTTCAAGCATGAACGTATGCCGCACCAGCCTTTGCCCTTCAACGCCGAACTGAAAGATTACTAGCTCGCGCCTCATGGGAGCTTCCTCACCACGCCGCCGCCAAAGCTCCAGAAGCAGTGCGCCGTCTCCCGGGTGTGGCTGCTCATGACCACGTACGCAGCCTTCAGAAAGCTCTTGTCATGGCTGGCTCGCTCAGACGCGGTGGCGGCATGATAGCCACATGTAACACATTTTATTTCCACGTTCACACCCGCTGTACCACCTGTACCATTTCGCGGCACTGCTCACACCAAACCACAGTCATCCGCTTGAGCTTCACATCGCCATGCAGGAGGTGCGCGCAGCTGAGGATGTGGTGCACCGTCATGCCTTCGTGCGCCTCTGGAACGATACGCGCCAGCCCTTACGATTATTGCACGTGTATTCCTCGCAGTCACAGCTCTCGAGGTAGGCGATTATCGAGTCGAACATGCCCTCGATGAAGGCGGGCTCGAACGTCTGACTCATTTTGCTGTTCGCGCCGCCTTCAACAGCTCCGCCATCTTGTCCTCGTTCAATGCGTTTGACTTCAAGTATTTTTCCATCAGGTCGTTTGTGACTGCCAGGACTGCGCTGTGCGCGTTGATTGCTGCCGTGAGAGCCTTGCTCGCTGCTATGTTCTCTGCGTGGGCCTGAGCAATGTCGGCCTGACGCTGGTCGAACTGGCTTGGGCTCGTTGCAGTTGGCTGGCCCAAGCCTGTCGCAACCGGGGCCGTCCTCACCACCTTGTACCAAGATTGCTTCCCATCCCTGCCGGGCACCTTTCTAACTACATAGTGAAAGCCCTGGTAGTCGCACTCTTTGCCCTCGACTGGCATCTTGTTCTCGTCAGACAGCTTGTGCCTTATCTCGAACGGGCAGGCGCTAAAATAGCAGTATGTCTCGGACTTGTAGGTCTTCCAGATCTCTTCGCTCATACCGACCCCTCCTTCGGAATCGGCGCTTCGCCTAGGAGTTCCAAGAGTTTTTCTGACATTTTGACATAGAACGCCTGTTCTGCTGACCACGCTGACGCTGCTGACTCCGCCGCCAATACCACCGCCCTCACCGACTCCGAATCCCACTCCGCTGCAGCACATGCTGCCCATGCCGCCACCTTCGCCGAGTCCGCCACCGCCCTCTCCGCCGCATTCACCGAGTCAGCAGCCGACTCCGCCGCCAATGCCACCATCCTCGCCGAGTCAGCAGCCGCCTGGTCCAGTTTACCAGTCGCTATCCAATTCTTCAGAACGACTGATACCCGATTAATTGCGTTGACTACCTTGTCAGCATATTCGTTTCGCTCATCGTGTGCGCGCCATAGCTGCTCGTGTTTCAGGTTTTCTTGCATGAGCCACAGCATGAATTTTGGCTCTACAAAAGATAGGTCGGCTCCGACGGGTATGGCGTCTAGGAACTTGACAGGCCAGTCCCTGTCGTGTGGCTGCTCTAAATACTCGAAAATGATGTCTTCAAGATACGCCAGCCCGATAGGTATGTTCAATTCATCCCACATCGTTTCATGAGGGCTTGTGCTGTCACATGTTGTGACAAACACAGCGCAGCCTCTCATAACTCCATCGTCCTCCATTTTCCCATAGCTTCCGTGTTTGAGCACACCGTCGTCTATCTGTTTTTTAACTTGTGAAATTCTGCTTGATTTGAGCAGCTTGTTCCCGAAATACGCTCTTTTATCAGTCATTTCGCTATAGGTGCCTCCTTCAACAGCTCTGCCAGTTTCTCTGACATTCTGATGCGGAAGTCCTTTTCCGCCGCCATCGCCGCCTCGACCGCTTGAGCTTGAACTGCCTGCGCCGCCATCGCCGAGTCCGCCACCGCCCTCTCCGCCGCCTTCAGCGAGTCCGCCACCGCCCTCTCCGCCGCCTTCAGCGAGTCAGCCGCCGACCACGCCCTCCTCGCCGACTCCGCTGCTGCCCATGCAGCCCACGCCGCTACCCTCGCCGACTCCGACGCCGCCCATGGCGCCCACGACCACTCAGCCGCCCACGCCGCCGCCCTCGCCGAGTCCGCCGCGATCTCTGCTGCAGTTTCGTTCAGTTTACCAGTCGCTATCCAATTCTTCAGAATGTCTGAGACGTGGTTTATTGCGTTGACTGTCTTGTCAGCATATTCGTTTCGCTCATCGTGTGCGCGCCATAGCTGCTCGTGTTTCAGGTTTTCTTGCATGAGCCACAGCATGAATTTTGCGTTCACTTTGTCTTCGCGAGACGCCAGTTCGATCGGTATGTTCAGCTCGCATTTCCTCTCAGCCCTCGCGCACTCGTCAGAGCAGTAGCAGC